TACTACGTGTGCCGTTGTTAGTAGTGTATGCAGTTGTTGCAACGTTATTTACGTTCACTACAATTGTATTAACTGCGCTAATATTAAAGTTTATATTAAACATTGCCTGTGATGCAGCAGCAGTAAATGATTGAGTAAATATTGGGCCACCTGATGCTGATGTACTTGGTCGTGATCCAATACTTCTACGAAAGATCTGACGAACTTCTATAACTTCATTTCCTAAAATATATTCATTTTGATCTGGAACTGTCTTTAAAAACAGATAACTTTCTTCAACTGAGTTATCACTCCGCTGTCTAAATCTAGATAATGCTTTTTTTAATGCAGTTTCGTAATGAATAGGATCAAGTTCAACGTCGACCATACCCCCGCCTAGCAGCGTGTTTACATAATCATATACTTCTTGTTTTGTAGTTGCCATTATAAAGTGTCTCCATTAGTATTTATCGATACTGATGTATTACGCTAAATATGTATATGCCAAGATTAAGCTTATATAAACCTCAAAAAGGTAACGACTACAACTTCATAGACAAGCAGATACTTGAAATGTTTACTGTGGGCGGAACTGATCTTCATTTGCACAAATACTTAGGTGCTGAAAATCCTAGTGAAGAAGATGCTACAGCCGATCAACCAAGATATGATGCTGTTAAAGAAACTAATATACAAGATATGTTATTCCTTGAAAACAGAGATCGAAAGTATGATCCAGATGTATACACAATGCGTGGTATCTATAACGTATCAGACATTGACTTTAATTTAAGCCAATTTGGGTTATTTTTATCTAATGATACACTGATGCTTACTGTACACATAAACAGCAGTGTTAAGACTGTTGGGCGAAAAATTATATCAGGTGATGTAATTGAATTGCCTCATTTAAAAGACGAGTATGCACTAAATGATTATAGCGTAGCACTTAAAAGATTTTATGTTGTAGAAGAAGTAAACCGTGCAAGCGAAGGTTTTAGTCAAACTTGGTATCCGCACTTATACCGTTTAAAGTTAAAACAAATTGTCGATAGTCAAGAGTTTAAAGAAATCCTAGACTTGCCTGCAGAAGAAGATGCTCCGGGTGGTAATACCTTGCGTGATTTGCTATCTACATATGATAAAGAAATGCAAATTAATAATGCAATTGTTAACCAGGCCGAAGCTGATGCATCACAAGCTGGGTATGATACAAGTCATTACTTTACTTTAGCACTTGACGCAAATGGAAATACTGCACTTGTTGACACTGATGCAGACGGCATTCCGGATACTATGGTTCAGCCAGAACGAGAAGGATACAACGGATATTTACTCGGAGACGGTATTCCTACTAATGGGTCGGCATTTGGACATGGTATTAGTTTTCCTAGTGATCCACAAAATGATGATTTCTTTTTACGAACAGACTTTTCACCTAATAGACTATTTAGGTATGATAATACACGCTGGGTTAAGCAAGAAGACGATGTGCGGATGACATTAACAAATACAAATGATCGTACTACACAAAAAGGTACTTTTGTTAACAATACAACTTCTAATACTATTGCTGGGGAAGCAGTAGTCGAACGACAGAGTTTAAGTAAAGCCCTCCGACCTAAGGCAGATGAATAATGAAATATAGCGAAATAAAAATATGCGAAGTTGCAGTCAACGATGGAGAAATGCGTGCAATAGCACAGCCTCTAATTAAATATTTTAAGAAAAACTGTAATGACGAAAAACGGATTAATCAACAATTAACTAATCTCCGTAAAAATTTAGAAAAATATCCAGAAAAAAGACCAGTCGTAATACGACATCTTCCAGGAGTTCTTGCTAACTTGGTTAGCAAGACTGTGTATCCAATAAGACTGTCAGGAGCCGAAGTAAGCCAAATTGGATTAGATGGGTTTTCGCTTCCTCTTTATAAAAGAGAAATGTGTGCCACAACAACAGATATCGCAACTGCTACCATAGACGGCAATGGTGTTGGCGACGGCACCGACGGTAACATGGCCGGCGATGCAAATGTCCCTGGCGATGGCGATGGCAGTGCAAATGTCCCCGGCGATGGCGATGGCGATGGCGTAGCAAGTGTAGCAGATACATTTTCTAGCGAAATGGGAACGTTTGAAGGATTAATTGATCAGAGTGATTGGGACGGCGCGATTGCGTTTTTAGATGCAAATCCAGATTTTGAAGGAGCAATTGGATCGACATTTAGATCTGATATTCAAGGAAAAATAGATGCTGATGCCGCAGTAGAAAGAAATAGAATAGCTCAAGAAAAAGCGGAAGAAGCAGAGGAAGCTGCTGCGACTGCTGCTGCTGAAAGACAAGCTCAAGAGGACGCAGAAGCAGCTGAAGAAGCACAGCGTATAGCAGCTGAAGAAGCACAAGCAAGAATAGATGCTATAGAGTTAGAACGCGAAGCTGAAGAAGCAAGAATAGCTCAAGAAGAAGCAGAAGCAGACAGACTAAAAGCTGAAGCTGCTGCCGAGCGAGAAGCTGCTGAAAAACTTGAACGTGAACGTATAGAAGCTGAAGAAGAAATATTTGATGCTAGTGATTGGGGCGATGATGAATCGTTAAGGAAGTATCCTGTATCGGAACTAAAAGCTGCTAGAGCTAAATATTACCAAAATTTAACTCGACAGGACGTATTGTTTTTTGATGAAGTCACATCCAATCCTAAACAAATGAATTCCGATGAGCAAGAGGAATATGATCGTTTAGAAAGAGAATGCCGTGACCTTATTGCCAAGTACGGCCGGGGTATTTTGATCATCGGGCCAAACTCCACAAGTATAACATTCACGGATGACAATTAATGCAACATTTTTATGACGGACAAATAAGACGATACATAACACAGATTGTGCGCCTTATGAGTAATTTTTCTGTTAAGGACGGCAAAGGCGCTCTTACACAAATACCAGTAATGTACGGCGATTTAACTCGTCAGGTTGCTAACATTATTAGAGAGAACAGTGAGAATAAGATTCCAAGTGCTCCGCGAATGGCAGTATATATTACTGGCTTAGAACAAGACGTTAATCGCATGTCTGATAGTAGCTATGTTAACAAAGTTAATATTAGAGAACGTGCATACGATGCATCTGGTAATGAATATCTAAATACTGAAGGTAAGAATTATACAGTTGAACGATTAATGCCAACTCCTTACACATTAACTGTAAATGTAGATATTTGGAGTTCGAATACTGATCAAAAATTACAAATACTAGAACAAATATTAATGTTGTTTAATCCTAGTTTAGAAATACAAACAACTGACAACTACGTTGACTGGACGAGTCTAAGTGTAGTAAATCTAACAAATACTGTGTTTAGTAGTAGAAGTATTCCTACAGGTACAGAAAGTGAGATCGATATTGCTACTCTTACATTTAGTACTCCTATATATATTAGTCCTCCTGCCAAAGTTAAGAGACTAGGAGTTATCACTTCTGTTATACAAAGTATTTTTAATGAATCTGCAGGCACAATTGAGTTAGATTTATCTAGAACAGCCCTTAATACAACTGAACCCCAAGCTGATATTAGAACACGTATTGCCGTTGCCAACACTGGTGAAATAGAAGAACAAATTACTTCTACAGGTACATTCATTGACGATGTTGATTTTATAATTTCTACAGCACATGACAATTATGGTTTGCTAGTTATGGGATCTACTGCTAAACTAGTTAGAAAAGGTGTTGTCGGTGCAGAAACTTGGACTGGTTATATCAAAGCGATGCCATTTAATTTTGATGCAGGTGTTACTGAATTACGGTTAACTAGAAAAGATCTTAGTAACGAAATTATAGGAACTGTAGTTGTTAATCCACTAGACGAATACGAGCTATCAATATCGTGGGACACAGACTCTATCCCCGCAGATACTATTATAAGTGGGCCAAATGGTGATCGCAATAAGATTGATTATATCATTAATCCTTACAAAACTAATCCAGAAAGTCTAAAGTCAGGTAATCCCCGTATACTAATACTTGCTGACATTAATGACAGTGAAAATGTTGGACAAGATGCAGGTTACGATACACCTGACAACTATGCATACGATGGTCCTGATGCATGGAAAAACACAGACGGTACTGACTTTGTAGCAGAAGCAAACGATATTATTGAATGGGACGGCACATCGTGGTCTATTGTGTTTGATGCAAGTGCGCAAGACGACACAGTTATATACACGTCTAATCTTAATACCGGCAAACAATATAAATTCGATAATGATGAATGGATACTAGCATTTGACGGTGAATATCCAAACGGTACATGGAGACTAGCATACTAAAATAAGTATTAGTATGAAAACAACTAAAATTAATTGCAGTGGTGCAATTGTATATGCCCTTAATACTAAAAGATTTTTATTCTTACATAGAGCAAGAGGCCGGTCTGGAAATTTATGGGGACTAGTGGGTGGCACTAACGAAGATTACGAAACTCCATGGGAAGGTTTAACTCGAGAAATTTTTGAGGAGATCGGAGAAATTTCTATTAAGAAAACAATGCCGCTAGAAACATTTGTTAGTAATGATAGTCGGTTTCACTTTCATACATATTTGTGTGTTATTAATGAAGAATTTATTCCAGTTCTTAATGACGAGCATAACGGGTATGCGTGGGTAGAGTTTGGCAATTGGCCGAAACCATTACACCACGGATTAAAAAATACATTACAAAATAAAATAAACTTAAATAAATTAGAAACAGTATTTAAAGTTATAGATTTAATTGAGGTAACCTAATGTCAGATAATAATAATATTAATAAAACAGAATACGGCTATGATATTACATGGATCGAAACTGAATTTTATACATCTAAGATAAGAGTATTCGAAAAAGCAAATAGTAAAACGCCTATTGGGTTTCATAAAAACACTACTAAGTCTTGGTTCATAAATGCAGGAACATTTAATATCAGATGGATTGATACCAAAACTGGAGAACTATTTGAAAGGGAACTAAGTGAAGGAATAGTATTTCATGTGCCGGCGTTAATGCCATGCGGCTTAGAATCACTCAGTGAAAATAGTTCACTATCAGAGACTAGCAATATTAATGACCCGGACGACTTTTATAAATTATCGTCATAAAAAAAGCTCCATTAAGGAGCTTTTTTAAGTATTAACCTAATTTACCTTCAGGTGTAAATGTATGCAATGCGCCTACTTGTGTTTCATCACCTGGAAATCCATTTGGTGTTGCTGGATCTTCTGCAAGTCTTTCCTTGGCTTCGATCTCATCATCATCTTGTGTAATTTCATAAGCAATTTCAACTACTTCTGCTCCGTCAAACTGAACTGCAAATGCTTCAGCTCTTTCTCGTACTACAAATTTTCTAACTTCTTCGTAGCCGTCACCGTCTGGATCCCATGTGTGCCAGACTCTAACAGTCGGGTGATCAGGGTGTGGTTTTCTAATTGTAAAAGGCATTATTTGTGTCTCCTTAAAGTATTTATATATACTGCCAAAATTATAACTGCTCTACAAAGTCAGCTAAAGAATCAAAAACATATGTTTTTCGCTTAATGTCTTTGTATGTAAACTTATTTAGCTGTTGTTCAGTCTCAAGGCCATATCCTGTTCTTACTAACACTGGCCTTGCTCCTATTTTAATAGCAGCCTTAAGATCACTTAATTTATCACCAATATAAAACCCTTGATTAAATTTAATATGCTTAAATTCATCTTGACATCGCTTAAACATGCCTATATTAGGTTTTGCATAGTAATCTTTTTTATTACTACTTTCGCTGTAATAGATTGCATCAATGCTCGAACATCCAGCTGTTCCTAGTAAATCAAGCATGTGATTATGAATATTATCTACATCGTCAGGAGTCATTATACCTTTTTCAATGCCGCCTTGATTAGTAATAATAACAATACTATGTCCTTTCCGCCGCAATTCAGCAATTGCTTCTAAGCTTCCTGGGATTGGTTCAAAATTAGATGGGCGTGTCACATATGTTCCTAGATCACGATTAATGACGCCATCTCGATCAATACCAATTACACACTGACTGCCGGGTGGCGCAGCCGATGTGACAATCCTATGTTTATTTGTCATATGTATACCATCCTGTAATAATATATTTGCTACCTTTATATAAAGGATTTCCTCTATGCGGATATATAAAGTTAGTGGGAAATATAACTAATTTCCCCACTTCTGGTTTAATCTTTTTACCCTGGTATAAAAACTCTGTTTCGCCGCCTTCTGCAACATCATTTAAATATAACATATAATTTACTACCCGAGTGCTTGACCCAATGTCAGCACTTTCTTGATGCCAGGCGTGATACCCTTGGTGCGGATTATTACGCTGCACACTCATACCTTTTGCACTATGCTGTTCGCTATTTTTAAGCATACTATATTTTTCCATATATTGGGTAGTATATACTTCATGTAACTTTTTATAAAAGTATTCACACAATGAAAAATCATAATGATACTGACGCTGAGTATGTGCCCAATCAAAAACTAAACGCTCGTCTTGATTTTTAATAATGTTGTCCTGTTTGTAAGTTACGTCTCGTTCAGACATTACTTCAAAGTGGCGAATTATTTCATCACAAAATTCTTTTTCGTATATATTTTTATATTCTTCTATTCCGTCATAATTTATGGTCATGTGTGTTCTCTCTTATATAAGGTATATATTTTTCTGCGATTAATTTATGTACATAGTAGTTGTAATGTTCTGAATCAACTTTTTCAGTTTCTAGATGTGATCCTAGAAAACTAATAGCATCAGTATTTGCAATAGTTGTCTGTTTTAGAGTTGCATAAAACCCATCTAATTCTTTTGGTATAAAACATCTGTTGTTAATATTCCATAAGTAAACTGGAATTTGTTTATCGTTACATAGCATATCAATAAACGTCATATCTTTCATATAATCTTGTTGTTCTAAATGAGTCTGATTATAATGCCACATCTGAATATATGCTTTTGAACTTCTCCGAATATCAGGTTCGCTACGAAATGGAATAGTGTCTTTGATGTAAGGCATTGTATCATAATCATCAACTTCTGGTTTAAGATATTGTTCTAAATATTTTCCTTGTTGCGCTAGCCCTAAACTATAGTGTTGTACATTTTCGCGTATCTTAGGTTCTTTATCAATAAAAAAGTCTAAAGGAAATATATCTTGTTCGTTTAAGTCTGGATTAATAGCTACTGGAAATCTACCCCAATATGTTGACTGCACAAATACTTCGTCGATATCACTGTGATGTTTTAATGCGTGTGCTAAAAAATTAGGATATGCTCTATTTCCGCATCCGGCACTTGCCATTATTATTACTTCTTTATTGTTTATTTGAGAATAAATTTCTGCATAGTTATTTTCTTGCCAAGTATTTGTCGGATTGTCTAAATTAAAATCCTTATATCCCATACTATGACTGCATCCTATGAATAGTGTTTTACCCATGGTAGGTTGCCTCAAAATCTAAAACTAATACTCGTCGTTTATCGATAGTTGGATATACTCCGTGCCAGATTCTAGAATCCATTACTATTAATTTGCCAGGCGCACTGTGCCATAAATTTGTATAATTATTTCCATATTCATCTGCTAATACAGCATACAATGCACCTTCGTCGTTGTTGCCTTGACTTGGTTCGTCGAAGTACACTACAGCAGTTGCGCCAGTATTACTATGATTATGACAATGCAGTCCTTTCCATCCACCTGGATTATATTGTATGCTCCAGGTTTGAATATGATTATTAATTTTACATAAAACGTTTGCGTTAGCTAGCATAGCATTTGTATTTAAAATTATCTCATCAGCTAACTCTTTAGTCTCTACTGTAGAATGACCTTGTTGATATCCATTTACTGTTGTTGTACCGGCACTGCCGTCAGCCTGAGTAGTATTAAATAATTTTTCATAATTTAAATAACACTCAACAGATGTTTCTGCAATCCATCTTCCATTTAATATGTAAAAATTATCTTCAAGCACCTTGACTATTGCCTTTGCCGACTCGATAATTGTCCTCGACACTATCAGGTGT